GGGGTGCGTGCTGTCCGCCCCATGTCTGGTGATTGGGTGGCGCTGTCGCTGCCGTTTCCCGTTCACATCACCACTATACCACTTTGGCTAGCCAATGCAAGTCAGTTGGCTAGCGCCAGTCAATACAGCCGTAGGCCGCGCACCGCCTTGCCGCTGGTGGCTCGGCCCACCTCAAAGCAGCGGTGGACGATGTAGCCCAGTGCTACCAGACTTTCGCGCCCTTACTCAGATTGTCAAAGGCCCAAAGTGGCTGAAGATTTGAGTAGTGAAAGCATTTGCGCTGCTGTTGCGGATCTGTGAGATCAAAACTTGAACAGGGAATGATGTGATCAATATGCCAGCCATCATGCTTCCAGTTGTCCCAGTTCATTCCTGGCTGAAACTGATCTTCTAGGTGCTGGATCAACTCATCAACCGTGCAACCCAGCAGCTCTTGCGTCTTAGCCGATTTGTTCTTGCCACGAATCGCGTCACAAAGACGGTTGCGCAAGGCAGCCAGCAGTCGGAACTCAAGCGCTTCACGCCTGCGACGCGAACGTAGGCGCTCCCTCTCCCGATGTGAAGCGGTTTTGGTTCTTGCACGCTGCGCAGCTCTGATGGAATCTCCGTTCTCAATACGTCTTCTCCTCGCACGCTCTCTGGCCTCTTCGGCGTTGTCGCGATACCAACGCAACATGCCCTGAAGCGACTGTGCTCTGCCGCATTCAACACACTTACAGCATTCGATAAAACGTGGCGAGAAATGACCACGCTTGCAAGGCCTGCCGGAATAGTAATGGCGAAGATTCTGGTGCTTGGCCTGACTTCTGCTGATTAAAGGCCCGTAGGCATTGGCTTTAACCTGTTGCCTAAACAGGTCAAGCTGTGACACGATGCTCATGTCTCCTGGTGACTCAGGTGGCCGGGTGCAGGGGGTTACCGCCCCGCTGCACCACCAATTATACAATCAATAAAGGCGAATCCGACCAACGGCCCGGCCTGCCGTAGCTCGGCCGACTTCAAACGAACGATGCACAAGATAACCAAGAGCGTCATTCATGTGATCAAAGTCGTTTTCCTTATCTGGGGCACCCTTCTCATCCCAACACTGCAGCTCCAAGCATTCAATCGTTCGCTTGCAAGTCGGGTCAATCCAAAGCCTTATTTCCCCATTGCCATTTTCAAGTAGCGCCTGAACAGCGGCAACACGATCTCTCACGGGAGGATTTGCCTTTGGCGCCATATTACTTATGTCGTAGCTTTGCAAAATAGCCACATCCGACCTTGAGCTGTTCGTGCTGCGGGATGCGCCTGAAGCATCTGGATAGCCGAGGATTCTATGATCTTCATAGCGGTTGCGAACCTCAGAGGCCATGGCGTCTGTGTCATGTGCCCCAGTGACTTCATCAAATACAAAAAGTTCGCGGCCACGGCGAACCGCTAGTACTGCATTGCAGTTGCCAACGTTGAAATCGCAGCCCATCAAGATCGTTTCGTCTGGATGAGGCTTGCCAGATGGGTAGTCAGTGCGCTGTTCACCGTTGGAAGCCTTCAGCTGAGGCAGTTCTCGAACGTGCTTGTCGCGGCTGAAGCGGTCGTAGACCTGCCCGGTGGTCAGGTTGACCCATTGCCCCTCTAGGTAGGCCAGCAGCAGGCTTGGGTCGTAGTTGGCCTTGAGGGTTTCAATGAAGTCCGGTGGCAGGTGCGGGTTGTCGTAGGTGCGCATCCTGATGAGATGCCGATCCTCACGGGCCAGGGCTTCCTCGGTGCCGAAGTTCTGGTAGAGCCAGCTGTAGCCCTCGGGTGCGAAGGCGGCCGAGGATCTTGGTGAACGCCTTTTGCGCCAGCGTCTTATTCACCGTGTCCACCTCGTCAGCGAGACACCAAGCGAGGTTGAGACCGATGAGGCGTGTCCAGTTCTCAAACGAACGGCACAGGATCTTGGTATCACCGCCTGGCAAGTGAAGGATGTATTCAGGGAGCGGTGAGGCCCTGAAGGTGTAGGGGATGTCGTAGGCCTCTAGGAAGTCGTCGAAGTCGTTCTGCCAGATGTCGCGGATCAGGGGGCCGGTTGGTTCCATGACGCAACCAATGAAGCCCTGATTAGCGATGGCGAGGTTGACGGCTTTAGCGGCTAGGGCACGGGTTTTGCCTGAGCCGTAGCCAGCGCAAAGGGCGACGATCTTGTGGTCGGTATCGTCGATGAAGGCCTGCTGCTTGGGGTGCAGGTCGCTGTAGATGCGAGCCAGCAGCGTGGCGTTGTCTTGCTCGGTGGCTTGCGCCATGAAGCTGAGCAGAGGCTGAGGCTCACAGATGCCGGTGAGCAGGCTCACGCCGGGCGGTTGATGATGGTGCGGACGGTGCCATCAGGCTTGACGGCAATGACCTTGTGCAGCTGCTGCTGACCGGGCTTGGCCTTGAGCAGACGGCCCACAGCGGTGACTTCGGGTTTAATCATTCACCTGCCTCTTCGTCAGCATCTTGATCAGTCAAAAGCTGCAAAGCAACGCGCTGCTGCGTCAACTGCAAAGCACCGATCAGCTCAATAACACTGATTTCACTGGCCTCTATCAGCTCATCTAACCCATCAAGAAACAATTCCATAAAGGATCGGTCACTGAGGTGAGTGTAGCTGGTAAATCACCGCGATCCATAACGCCGCTTACCGCTTGCACGTTGAACAGTGGCACGCTTGACGCTATAGAGCTTTTTGGATGCTCCACCAAGCAATGAGAGCTGACGGTTTCCGGTATCAGTGCGACGAATACCAGATCTGCCGCCACCACCGGTAGCACTAAAGGCACCACGTCGTGCACTTTGCAGGTCGTAACGCACCCGACGCGTCAGATCGTTGGCACGGATATTTTGACGGTTTGCAGCCTTGTTCTTGCTACGGAATACGACCTTGCTGCCGGTGCCAGCAGGACGTGCAGCAAGTGCCTGAGCCCTTGCACTAACGGCCTTCTTGTAGTTGAGGCTATCGGTTTCTTGCTGGAAGTATTTGACGCGGCGGTTGGCAGTTTGAAGGCGATTGTTGCGTGAGCGAGCCGTATCAGGAGCCTTTGGCCCAATGTCGCGGGTCTTCAGAGCTTTGGCAGTAGGGGCATTGGCAGCGGCATTACTGGCAAGGCGTTGACTATTGGCGCGAATGCTTCTGGCCGTATCTAAACCGCCTGCATTGCCTGCCCTGCCGGAAGTGGCTGAAGAGTTGCGCTCAATGTTGGCAGCAGCTTGGTTCTTGCGTCGGATGTTGGCTTGGCCTAGTTCGTTGTAAGCGCGTGGCTTGTTGCGATTCGGCTTTTGAGTGCTGTAACGGGTTGGGTTCTTCAAGCCAGCTGCGACGGCAGCCTGTTGCTGGGCATAGGTTTTGCCGACCATGCCGCTCATGCCACCAGCTTTGCGCGTGAGGAAGGCCTTGGCGCGGACGCCAACTTCAGTGGCGTTGAGGCGCTTGATCCCTTGCTTGGAAGAAGCGTTGGCTGTGACGGCATTAACGCGGCCGGTGACACGGGAGACCTTTTCGGGGCTAACACGGCTAGCGGCCTTCTTAGATGCAGGCTTGGCTTGAGGCTTGATTGCTTGTGACTTGCGCTTAATTGCTCCAGGCTTTAGACCTTTGGGTTTTCCAACAGTGCTACCGGCACGGCCACTAGCAATCTTGGCGGTCTGAGTCGCCCGCTTGTTGCCCTTGGCAGTTGCCAGTCGCCCACCACGGGCTGTTGCACCTGACCCACCGACGCCAGTGATCTTGCCGCTGTTGTCGCGTGTCAGGCGGTTGGTGCCGCGACTAATCCCACGAGCAGCAGGCTTGCCACCACCGCCACCACCGGCAAAGCGACCGTTTTTATCGCGTTTGTAGGTGCGAGCCATGACCTAGGCCTTTTGCCTAGGTTTCCGGTCAGCTCATTTCAAAGCGGAGCAGCTTGGCCTGGTCTTCAAGGGCCTTAAGGGCAACACCGAGCTGATTGGATTCCGAGGCGCGGCGTTCGTAGTCGTAGAGGCGAGCGACGGCTGCAGCAAGCCATTGAGGGCGTTCCAGTTCAGCGTCCAGTTGCATTAACTGGCGTGCGCGTTGGATATA